CAAGTTGTGAATGTGTTATCCTGTTAATCCTGTACCTTTCACTTTCTATTTGAGATACAGTAAGTTCATCTAATTCTTTAACAAGTAATGCCCTGTAATTCTGATACTCAATTCCTTTACTGTCTAAGTGCATTTTAAGGTTACAGTAGCAGCACCCAGCCTTATTTATTTCGGAATACCTACGAGAGAAAACCATCCTTGAAACAAAGTGTAGTACCTGAACAACTGCATCTCCATCACTATTTTTATCTTTTAACCCAAATACACCATTACAGCAGGGACATTTTATCTTACCCATTACAGCATCTCTATTTTTAATCCAATCCCCGAATTTCTTATCAGCGTCCGCTAACAGCACTTTAAGGCTTAAATTTGACACATCTTTATTTTGATGCTCATGTATCTTTCTTGAATTATAACCTAATACAGCCTTCTTTCTCTTAACTACAACACCCCTTTGCCATTTAGGTTCTCTCTGTACTTCTTCTGGCATACATTTAACAGAGGCGTAACCATTTAGCCCTATCTTTGGCATCTTACCACATCCACACTTACAGGGCTTTCTTTTTATTGTTGAATTGTACATAATTAAAATGGTAGTTTTTCTTTTTTCACCCACACAATAAATTTAGGGTTTACTATCTGCTTTCTGCTTATTATTTTACCTTTATTTTTAAAGTAAATTGATGCCCTATCTTTAGGTATAAATCCTTCTGAACAGCTTTTATCATCCCATATTCTTTTGCCATCTGTAAAGACACTATAAAGGGTATTAAAATACAAAAACTTACTCATTATCAATATAATTTTGTTTACTTTATAGCAGCAAGCGTAGAGTTATCGGCAAGCGTAAGACGACCACTGCACAGCCATAGCATTTGCAATTCCATCAAACGTTTTTGAACGATGTTTTTTAAATTCTGCTGTATCATATCCGTATTTTTTACCATCAATTTCAAGTTGTCTAACATTCCATTCGCTTTGCTTTATTCCTCGACTATCTACATAGTATTTTACTTCATCAGCTACATTGTTTGTCGGCTCTAATTTTGGCAATCCTTTTAACCATAAGCAAGTTGATTTTTTAACAGGGTCGCCAAATTCAAAAGGCTGAATAATTTGTTGATGTTTAATTGGCAAACCGTATTTTTCAGCTAAATCGGGAAAATGTTCTTTAATATAATTTCCACTAATGATACCTATTGGATTTTCAACTGCAACTAATTTGCAATCAACATCTAAAAATTTCATAAAGAAATCTATTGCTTCACGTTGTCTGCCATCTTCACGTTTTTTTACAAAATGCCTTGAACCACTTACTGCTAAATGTGTGCAAGGTGGGTGTGCTATTATTATATCCCATTTTAGTTTTAGCAAGTCGGTTACATCGTGTTGAATATGCCATTCGGGATGTCCACCACTACAAGGAATAATATCACACGAAAACGCTTCGTGTCCTAATTTTCTAAATTCTTTTGTTACAGTTTGACTTTCCTCACAGGCAATCAAAACTCGTAAAACGCCAGCCGATAACACGGGTTTGGCAAAATGGCTGTTTAGTTCTTCTATCAACATTCGTTTTTAATTTTTAAGTTTAGTAATTCTATTTAGCTTCGGGTTCAGCCACTTCGCCAAGCCCCAAACCGTTATATGTTATTTTTCCCCACGCCACACTGCATATCATTGGGCGGCTGGACGTTATATATTTCAGCTTTGACGGCGTTCCAGTATTTAGTTTCCGTCAATAAATCAGCATCGTTTGTAAAAATGTAATCCAGCCGTGGAATTATTACATTATCAATAACCTCATTTGCGGCATCCTTAGCATTATCAAGCCTATCATCCATACCGTTATCTTCGTAACTATTCATTTCAGCATAGCTATAAATTGACATTACTAATTTTTCTGCATTTTCTTTTACGTTCATATTGCGTTTTTAAAAAGTCCTAAATCAGTTTCTTTATTAAATCGAATCAAAGCAGCCTCGTAATAGTCTTTATCAATTTCGCATCCTACAAAGTCAAACCCTAATTTTTCGGCTACGATTGCACTACTTCCGCTTCCTAAATGGGTATCTAAAATTTTCATCCCTTCTTGAACAAAATTTTGATAAATCCACTTATAAAGCCCAACTGGCTTTTGAGTGGGATGAATAACGCCTTTCCCATGTGCTTCTACTCTGCTTAATCTAAATGTTTTTGCAGGTCTATCAAATGAAGTCCAAGCCAATTCAAAATCCGCCCCGCTAAATTCCTGCATCTTATCCCAACTCAAAACGCATCTTGTATTCCCCAGGTACTCAAAAAAGTAATTTGCTCCCCAAATTATTTGGTTTTTGCTTACTCTTTTTAGTTCATTAAAGTATTCCTCTTTCGGGGTTTCATTATCCCAATCATACTTCCTGTTATATTTCTTTCGTATTCCGCCACCCAATGTTATTTTGTCGGTCAATCCATAAGGAGGGTCAACAATGGCAATATCAAAAGCATTATCTGGTAATCCTTTCATGTATTCCATGCAATCAATATTTAGTATCTCAACCATCTTTTATTATTTATAGTCCCAAAATGCTCCGCAGCACAAAAAAAACAACATATAACAAACGGTTTTGTGCAAGCCCCGTCTGACGTACTACTATCAGCTTCAAATAGAGTTCAACTGTGTGCAAATCCGAACATCGGAACGGCCTGCACAAAGCCGCAAACGTTGTACGCTACTTACGCAACCATCTTTTAAGTGCAGCGGCGACAATCTTTGACAGTTCACTTTTCTTTGACACAGGTACACGGCACGAAAAAGTTGTAGTTTCTTCGTTATACTTTGGTTTTGCCCCAGCACCTTTCGGGTTCTTATTTTCTTTTGTATGCTGCATATCTTACTCTTATTATTTCACCACCAACAGGGAAAAATGAATGTTTCTTTGCAACTTCTTTTGCTTGTTCTTCGTTGTTGGCATTTACTCTAAACTTTTCTATGCCTTTATCAAATATGCCACTTCCAGCAGGGTTGTATTTTACCGTAACTATATATTGTTCCATATTAGTCAATTGGGATTTGTTTAGTAAAATTTTCACTTTCGTATTGCAGTTTCATTCCATCGTTTCCTATGCCAATGGAAAGTAATTGTTCGTGGGTCATTCCGTAATCTCTATTGGCTGCATAAGAGCCATATTCCAAAATGCTAAATAGATTTTTAGGATTTGAAATCGCTTCTGTAATTGTCATTGTTTGCATATATTTTGATTTAGTACACAAATTTAAAGTAATTATTTGAATTTGCAAACTTTTTTAAAAGAAATATTTTGAGAGCCTAAAAAAGCAGCGTACAACAAACGGTTTGGCAAAAGAAAGGCTTGACAATCGGGCTATGAACATTTGTAACATTATTGGACTGTGGAATAAGGGCTGAAATTCGGTTTTTCAAATTCCTTTCCTTCGCCAAGCCGCAAACGTTATGTGTAATTGCTACCATTCCGTTCCAAACAGAGATTGTTCTTGTAAATCTTTTTCTTTTCTTTTTTCTTCCCACGCTTTTTTAATACGTTCTTCAATCATATTACAGTATTCATTTGATATTTCACTACCTATCCAATTACGTTTATTTAAAATACTCATTTTTGCTACTGTACCACTTCCCATAAAGCAATCGTAAACTACATCTCCTTCATTGCTCCAACTTAAAATATGGTCATTTGCAAGTGCTTCTGGGAATACCGCAGGATGTTCGCCTTTTTGTGGTGCGATATACCAATAATTGTTTCTCCTACTAAATTCTGCACTTGGTTTTCTACTTTCTATTTTATGTTCGCCAGTTACTAATCTTCTACCTACTCCACTTTTATCTTTACCAAAAGAAGCGTTTGGTTTATCATAAATTAGATTTGTAGTATTTATTTTCCCTTTTGAAAATACAAACATATATTCAAAGTTTTGTGTATAACACTTATTACTACCCACTGCACCACCACCATCTTTAATCCAAATCATTGTGTCGTGCAAATTAAAACCAATCTCTTTGAAGTATAACGCTTGTTTAAATGATGTTCCACTTTCATCCCCTTGAACGGTAGCATCAGAAATAACCCAAACTAATACACCACCATCTTTTGTAATTCTAAACAACTCCTTTGCAATATCTTCAAATGGGAATGAATACCCATTATAAGTTCGCAATCCATCATAGGGCGGAGATGTTACTGTTAAGTCCACAAAGCAATCAGGCATTTTTGCCATTGTTTCTAAATTGCTTTCATTGTAATTCTTGTTTATATCAATCATATTTTTAAATTTTTCAAATTTATTTTTGCCATCACTCAAAAAGAAAAGAAAAAGTATCTCGTTTCAAATTGAACTTTCTGCTATTAAACCGCAACTACACATAACAAGGTATTTGCAAAATTGCCCATCAACATTTGTGCTTAATTTGAAGTATCTGCAAGGGCAACTTCGCAAATACCCAACCGTTGGGTGCAAGTGTTAGCACCCTGCAAAATTTGGAAATTCTCTTATCAATAAATCGGTTGGAATTTCTTGAACCTTATCTATTTGCTTAAAGAAATAAGGCACTTTTTGGGTTTGACAA